CGAATACATCGGCATAGTCCTCAAGCCACTTAGACACAGACTCCTCAGTTGGGTCAATGTCCTGTGGGATAAACGCAGAAATCTTCTGATTTACCCCGCGACGTTCGAGGGCATCCTTGATTGAGCGTTCGCGTTGAGCCTTGCTTAGTCCATCAAACTTATCGCGGAGTTCCGCAAGTTCTTTGTCCTTCTGCTTGGCTGCTTTGCGCAGTTGTTTTACTAGGTCGTTAGAAGATCCTGAATCAGTAGTGATATCGTCGTCTTCATCCTCGTAGTCGTAATTGGACATATTGGTCCTTCTCCCTATTCGTTAGTTGAATTGCGTAGGCCTCATATCAAACTGGGGAATCTGATATGGCTCCTACTCCTGGGTTTATTGTCGCTCCAACGGACCAGTCGTCCCGTTGGCAGGTTTATTTATATTTGGCCTTGGCCCATTGCTCTTTCTCTACCAAGCGCACCTGCTGCTCTTCCAGCAGTACCGGAGAACTGTGCTGTTTCTAATGACACAAGTTTTTCACGGCGTTTTCTGGATTCTGCTGCACCACCAAGTTTGAATACTTCCTCTTCAACCTGTGCTTGTCCGTATGGACCAGTCTGATAAATCTCTGCAAGTTGTGAGCCACGAGGCGCTACAGCAGCAACAGTCTGGAATCCTTCTCGTGCTGCTTGTGCTGTTACGCCATACCTAGCAAGCTCTTCAGCGCGATTAACACCAGTCTGAAGTCCTTGTGCCATAGCAGCGCCACCTATTTCAGCAGCTGTTACCTTACGCTTAATACCTTCAATAGCTTGTGTTGGATCAAGAGTATAAGCCAAGATATCGCCATTAGTAATGTCTGGATAGAACTGCTTTAGCGCTGTGCTTACCTCTGGGTTAGCGTTGAGTACGCGCTTTTGTGCTGTAATAATACGATCTTCTAACTCTGTAGCAGATACATCTCCAGCAATAAATTTATCAAACCCTGGTTGCTTACCTGTTTCATCTTTAGTGTAGTAAGAAGCCGGTAATCCATAACTACGCATAATATTTTGGTAGTCATCTTCCATCTTTAAGTATGTCGCAGGATTTAATGGACGTAATCCAGCTGCAATTCTGTCTTTATTTGCTGAGAATCGAGTTTGATATGCAGGTGTCTTTTGTAAGATAATAGACATTTCTGAGGCAGGAGTATTGTTTACAAGTAGTTCTCTAATATCGCTTACCAAAGAACCAAGTCCATACTGAGTAAACTCATTAAGGAGAAGGTTATATGCACTTACTCCTTCTTGACTTTTAACATCTTTTAGATATTGAGCATAAGGATCTGTTAATGTTGTTGTAGTCGTAGTTGTAATTGGCTCTGGCTGTGTAGCAAATTCACCAGTTGCCGTCAACGGAGTGGGCGTATAAGCTGGCGCTCCTTTGTTAGATGTATCTTCTGCTCTACGGAACTGACCAGGAGTTGCTCGTGTTGGAGCAACAGCAGCAGGTGGAACATAAACGTTAGATAATGGGTTGCCCTGACCATATGTAAAGTTGCTAGGAGCAACTGGGTCTGGTGTATATCTGCCTGTTAACGGATCATATGCCATCGTTACCCCATAAACCCAAAGTCCCGAAGGACTGTTGCGATTGTACTTGCAGTTTCTGATCTAGCCTGGTTGGTATATTCCCAACGCGGGTCTTTGCGTAGACTTCTTTGGTACTCATACAAGGACATTTCCTTATCTGGCCCAATAGCCATACGTAATGTTGGGTCGTTCAATGGGATTGAATTAGGGTTAATCTCAAGAACTGTACCCATAATCTTACGATATGGGTCATAGATTGTGGATAAATCTGCACCCTGTTCAATCATTTTTTTAATGCTATCTGGCTGTCCTATTGAAGACAGGTTACGAATTTCCTTTTTGATAAGATTAAGGTCTTCGCCTGCTTCGACTCTTGACCTGTAGATATCAAGTTGGTCTTGGTTCAAAGTAATATCATTTAATGCAGCTACACTTTTAAGCGCATCTTCTGTCTTGAAAATGCCCTGCTCTTGTAGCATTGTTTGCTTTTGAGAAACTTCATTAGCAATGTTACCCAAGATTCCAGGAAATGCTTTTGGATTAGCAGCATATTCACCAGTTGTAATGAGGTCAATTAGGAACTGGTCTTTATCTAAACCGCCGTATGTAACACCATTAACATACTTTGATGGGTTCTTTTTTTGAGCATCATTAAGAACAGAAGTAAGTGCCTTGAGTTCTTTATCTGTAGCCTGACGGCCAAGTAAATCGCCAAATATCTTATTGATATCGCCCTTTGCTTGACTTGGGCTAGATATGTATGACTGTGGAGGGGAAGGCTGAGTGCCTGTACCAGCTGCTTGAGAAGCCTTTTTGAAGAAGTCTTCAAGGTTACCTGATCGAGCAACGATGTCGGAAGAGGCCATAATGTTCTGGGCCAACTTGCTGACATATCCACCCACATAACTTGGGTCTACCTTCTTGCGTCCTGATAAAGCAACAACAGCTGCCTTAACTCTAGCGTAAGCCTTTGGGTCTGTTCCGGCTAGAGTGGTTACGTAACTGCCAATTTGAATTGGAGGTAAAGAGAGAGGAAGGCCGTTCTTGTCTACTAATCCAAAGCCAACTTCTACTTTGTAAACATTGTCATCTGTAGAGCCAGCACCGCCTGTTTCGCCAGTGTCAAACGTAGGCGGTTGCTTTACCTGATCTTTACCTGCCATTACTTGTTTACCTCAATTACTTCATAGTTGTCATTTTCAAGATAACGTGTGTACAAGTCTGAGAAGCCTGTGTCGTATAGCTTTAACTTGATGATGTAGTCATCCCATTTATCTTTAAGGTCAGCATTTGCAGGGTCACCAAGACCGCCGCTTCCTAGATACTTCTTGCGCTTGGCAAGTTCGTTGGCAACATAATCTCTGTTAAGGACATAATCTCTAACTGCCAACATAGTTGGAGTATTGCCATACTCTTTCATCCAAGTCTCATTACTAAGAGTCTTTAGAAGGCCTTTAACATAGCGCTTAGTCTTAGTAAAGTCACCGACTGAGTTGTCATACGCCTCAGACCAAGCTGGCAAATAGTCTTTAATTGACTGTACTGCTGCTTCCCACTTTGCGGTAATACCCATTTGCTGCGCAGCTTGAGAGTTAACGCTCTTCAAACCATACTTAGCAAGCATAGCATCACGCTGCTTGGAGAACTTCTCGTAGTAATTCCAGCCTAGGCTTTCTTCACGATCTGTAATAACGTCTTCGGTAGCACGTGATTCTGTGTACTTAATCTCGCCACCAGGACGCACGTTTCTATTACGGAAATAGTTAGCCGCTGCATCTGCATACTTGTCTGAGTTATTGCCATAGTTAGCAATAAATCCTACAAGGCCAGGCACGTTTAGCTTATCCATTTCACCGAGAAGTGGACGATACTTCTTTTCGTTTACCACAGCACCGATTGTTGGTACAAGATTTGTCTTGTTCTTGCTAGTAGGTGCTGTAATCAAGTACCCAATGTCGCCATACTTATCACGAATATAGTCGTCAACCTTAGTCTTTCCAACCTTTGGATCGAGCAATGCAGCTCTGTAATCATCCATAATTGGTTGCCATTCCGGACGGAATGTGAAGGTAAACGGAAGGCTAAGGTTAGCAGCGATGCGAACCTTGAATAGTTGGTTTGCTAGGTTAATAGCATCCTGGAAGTTTGGTTGCTTTCCTACGCTTCCATTTTCTTCCCACTCATATCGCAATGTTTTCATAGCACTTGCTACTGAATTGGCGTATGTTGTGTCATCTAAGCCCGATTGTAAAGACGCAAACTTCTGTCCAGCTGCAGGCAATAGCAACTTCCAAGGATTAGCTGGTGCTCTTCCAAAAGGAATAATGCTATTCATAATTGCATTTGATGTTTGCTCACCAAAGAAATCTGTAAGGAATGTTCTTACATCTTCCACTTTGTCTGGCCTACTGTTAGCAATCATAGCAACCGGGATAGTTACAGGTAAACCAAATGAAGGTGCTAGAGGATTATCTCCAGTCAAGAACACGTTTAGACTGTTCTTTGGTACAGAGATTTGATACCCCTTTGGGATACCGAATCTTCCCTGAACACCTTCTGGAATAGTAAACAAAATATATTGATTCTCTGAAGGTGGCGCTCCTGGTGGAACTTGCTTTCCTTCTTGGTCAACTACTGTCGCTACTCGGTTAGGTAAATTCCAAAGCTGCTGAGCACGTGCTATACGAGATGGGTCTTCAATTAAGAACTTTCCGTATACCTTAACTGCGTTGTATTGTGCATTAAAGAATGGCACCAAAAAGCGCATTGTATTAGACAAACCAGTATTATTGGTTACGCGATACAAAACATCTTTAAGGGTTCTCTGTGACGATGCGTGAGCAGTACGTTGCATTTGAATAATCAGGTCTGGATCCTGTATGTTCTTGCCTAATCCTTCAGCTAAATCAATTTCTCTTTGGAGATTCTTCTTGTAAAGGTTGTTATAGAAAGGCCAAGCAACAAGATTGTTTTCAGGAGTTGAACCAATTACCTTAAATATCTTAGATATAGTGTCGTTGATAACGCTCTTAAGTACACCCTTGTTATATCTTAATCCGTCTTCCATCAACTCACGGCCAGCAACAGGAATTAAGTTAGGTGTTCCACGCATTAGCAAATCAAATTGTTCAGGGCTTAACTCTTCACGAGCTATTAAAGAACGAACTTGTTGGTCTGGGAACAACTTATAGATACGTGAACGTGCTTCTTTTACGTGTGCCGGAATATCAACCTTTGCAATATCTGCGTTGATTTCCTTGATGTAAAAGGCACCCTTTGGGCTTTTAAGCCATTCAATAATTTTAGTATCTGGCAAGCCTTCAAGGATCTGCATAGCAAGTTGGTCGTTACGCAATCTTTGATTAGCGAATACAGCCATTTCATTAAAATACTGTGGGTCACCAGGGTTTATAGCGACTCTTCTCTCACCTAGAGACAAGCCAGAGGTCATACCCTTAGAACCTTTTGCAGCATCAAAGCTGAGATAGGCTTGGCCTTCTGTCATCCAGTTAAGAGAGCCTTCGCTTGATGCTTCTGCTCTAGTAAGAGAACCATTTGGTCCAGCAAATGCACCATCTGCTACGACCTTCTTGCCATTAGGTGAAATAAATATCTCTTCACCTTCGCCAGCTCGGATAATACCCAGCTCAACACGGCGTTGATTCAAGAATTGAGACTGTTCTACCTTCTGAAGAATCTCATTATCAATCTTATCAATCATATCTTGGTAAGTACGAATACGCATCATATTGTCTTCGCCAAGAATGCTAGCAATTTCATCAAAGTTCTCAGCACGAGCAGCTTCGTATGAAGTAATCACACGAATATCTGGGTATTGGACTGGGCCTTTACCGCGTAACTCAAGAGCACCAACAGATTCGATATCATCTGCAAGCATTCCTGAAGGAATACCGCGACGTGCTTCGATTTCTGGGACTGCACCTTTAGGTAAACGGCCCTGCTTTCCAGGAATCTTGTAGAAAACCTTACCGCTTAGATAATCAGCATATACAAGATTGGTGCCTTTAGGCAAAGTAGGAACTACTTCTTCTCTTATGTACCTTGAAAATGCCTGACGCTGTAGTTTTTCAAACTTTACTTTATCGTCACCAAACAAAAGACCCTTTTGCTTCTTACGTTTTGCCATAAGGTCAAAGTAAGCGTTGCGATCTGAGTCCTTAAGCAAAGGCTTTGACTTAGAAGTAATTGAAAGTTCAACCATTTCTGGTGTTACTTGCTTACCAAAAGTACCTGATGCTCCAGCGTAGTATTCCTGAGGCGTAAGTTCATCAAGTATTGACTCACGGACATTGATAACTTCACCGCGTTGCTGGATCAACTTACCAACTTGAGTGTTTAGCTGTGATGGACGTGTAGCAGAAAGGGTTTCGTCAACAAAGTTCTCTGCCTGCTGGATACGTGTTCCAAGGTTCTTCTTAAATGTCTTTAGAACTTCGTCGGTTTTAGCGATAGCACCTAAGGCTAGGGCTGCACGAAGCTGGCCGTCAATAGTGTTACGGATTGGGTAACCCATACGTGTAAGAACAGATGCCTTAAATAGCGAGTTAGCAAAGTCAAGAGCTTCTTCAAACTCTTTACCAATCTGACGAGTCTTTAAGCCAGCGGTAATAACACCATCAGTATTGTAGGCAAGACGCTTATACAACTTTAAGAAGTTATTGAAGTCATTAAAGTCCATCATTGGGACTACGTTTGGCATTTCTGATTTCCAGAAAGGAGATGTAATCAACTCTCCGTTATCTCCGACCCAGAAGCCGTTGGTTGAAATGCCGTTCATAATGCCACGACGAACTGTGGAATATTGCTTGTACCACATAGTTGCCTCTTCAAGAGACAGACCATTTTCAAGAGCAATAATATTTGCTACTTCTTCTTCAATGTTCTCTACTGCTTTGAGGCGTTCTGTCGCGTTTCTAGCCAAAGAATATTCTGCAAAGAGTTCTGTCTTCTTGTCCAGGTATTCTGCTCTACGCAATACAGGCACAGAGTTGAGCGCATACTTAATTTCGTTTGCGGAATCAGCTACAGGTCCACCATCAATGCGGACAATGCCACGTGGCAACTTGTTAAACGCTGCTTGGATTACAGCGACAGGACGAGCAAATGGGCTTTTCTGGAATACCTCTGTGTAAAAAGAAAAGTCATTGCGTAATTCGGCTCCTCTTGCACGAGCCTTTTCAATAGCAACACCAATATTCTTGTTGAATAAGTTTACATCAGCTGCCGATGTATACTCGTTGATAACACGATAGTCACCAAGGCGCTCATCCATAGCGCGAGCAAGGTTCTCATCGCGTAACTTTAGATCATCAAGGACTTTAGTTAGACGATCATACTCTTGAATCGTAGGCTCAAGTTTATCAATGGAAGCGCCTTTACCCCATTCAATAGTTACATACTTTCTAGTAACAGGGTCTAATATGTCTTGCGCTCTTTGAATCTCATCGGCAATAGATGCACGTCTGTCTGCAATTCTAGCCATAGAAGCTCTATCGCCAGCAGCTGCTGCAATAAAATCTGCAGCTTCATCGTAGCTCTTTGCTTCTCCAACTAGAGTTGAAAGCAAACGTGGATTAGTGCTCTTCCTAATCAAAGGATGGCTAGAAATTTCTACAATGCTCTTACCTATTAGCGATGCAACAGCTGTACCAATAGGAGTTTCGCGTCCTATATTTAGGTTCTCTAACCCAGGTGCTTCTGCAGCTTTGGCTGCACGCTCTTCTGCTTTGAGCAATAGTTCATCTGTCCAAGATGATCCAATCGGCTTCAATGGTGGAACTACATCGCCTGTTGAAAAAGCAAACTTATCGCCTTCTGGTGTTCTATACTCAGAGTGCTTAAGACCTGGTTCGAGTTTCTTAGCTTCAGCCCAAATTGCCGGAGCGAGATTCTTGCCACGTTCGCTACCGACAAGTTCTATATTTTCGATAACTTTTGTATCAACATTCCAGTTGACAAATCCTACTACTTTGCCATCTTTAACAACATTTAAGTTTGCTAGACCGACAGCCTGAGGGTTGTCTTCTCTGACAATAGAATAGTTTTTAGGAAGTTCTGGTACGGCTTTAGTTGCTGCTTGTGCTTGAGCACCAACAGTTGACTTTAACTTTTGGCTTTCAAGCCATAGGCCGTGTTGGTCTAAGTCCTTACGGATGTTAACAATATCTTCAGCCTTTTCAATAGGCTTAATAAATAACTCTCTGCGTCCCTTAGCGATACCTTTACCTACGATAAATAAAGGATCTGCGTACCAGTTAAGCAAACCATCTGCAGCACCAGTTCCAATTTTTCCAAAGATATTTTTTTCAAATGTTTCTTTGCGGTCTGTTGGGTCTGCAATATTAAACTCTTTATTAAAGAGTAACGGAACGTCGCTGAATGCTGCTTGTGCAGGGCTAATGTTTTCAGCTAATTGATAGTTAGCCGGAATATTAGGAATTTCAAATCTACCAAGTTGCTTAGCTGTAAGAGCTGCAGTTGTAATAGGGCGAGTTACTTTTGGCCACAAAAATTCATAAGCCTTATTAGCTTCTTCTATACCAAGGTTGAATAGAACATCTGCTTTAACAGTTTCTGCAGGCTTGGTGACAACACCAACAGCTGTTCCTGCTACCTTTTTTCCAGCTTGTCTGATAGGAGCGGCAGCTGCTGCAGATACTTGTGTGGTGTCAGCACCAGGAACAATTTTTCCTGCTGCAGAACCAGCAAATCCAGCAGCAACGTTTTCGCCTACCGCAGATAAACCTTCACCTATTTTTGAGGCGATGGCATTTTTAATGGTGTCCCAATAATTAGCCAAGTGCTAAGCCTCTCGTGTAAGTGATTTAATAAAATCGTTTCTATCTTGGTCAGATTCCCAAGGAATGTTTGCTAAGGAAAGAACTATGCCTGGGTAATCATAACCAAGTGCATCAACAAATGCTGTAACATCTTTGACAAACTGGTTCATAGTGATCCTTGCAGGAAGCTCACAAACGCTCTAAATGACTGTGGTGTATCTTGCATATTGGCCATTGTTGTAAGTGATGGTAAATACTTAGCTACAATATCTTGGTCATTTTGTTGTATCTGGTTCATCATTAAAGCATCAGAACCTGCACCTGGTCCCATATCTACGCCTGCTGTAATAGGCTCTTCTGGGCGTTGGCTTGGTGCGAACAAAGGCGTTACTGCTGCATCACGTACTGCAGATGCAGGAGCAGGGCGTGTATCAGGTGTAGAAGCAAGCGGAGCGCCGGACTTAATAGCCGCTGTCTCTACGCCTTCTCCGTATGAAGTCGAACCCATTTCTAACTTATCTGTACGTGTTGAAAACTTGCCTGGACCGGAAGGACCTGCCAATGGATTCATTGGTGCTGTAGTCATCTGTCCTCCTCTAAAGTCTCTAGGTCTTGTGTCATCTGTTCCCACGCATTGTTTTCATCAACCTTGCGGTTTGCGTGATAGATGCTTAATTCTAATAATGATTCAAAAAAATTGGTTACTACACTTGATAGGTTTGCCATAAACTCAGCAAATAATACTAAGAAATGTGTGGGGCGTACGGGAGGTGGGACTCTGTTAGTTCCATTGTTCATCCCGTACACCCTTCACTTATTAAGCCTTCTTGCCTTTGCGAGCTGTTCCGGCATAACCGAAGTCAACTTTACCGCCTTTGACTGATCCTGCCTTTGTATCTACCTTGATAGGTTGTACTGGAGCTGGAGCGTGTGATCCTTTGTTCATATTTGCACCTCCTTCGGTTACGCTGCGCCGGTGATACCGGCTAGTAGTGTCGCTATATCGGGTTTTTGACCAGCAGCAGGGGCCGTACCAGCTTGTTCTTGTGGAGGTTGCTGCGAGGCAGGAGCGGGGGCCGCACCTGCTGCTGGAAGTTCTGGGCCACCCATAGGTGGCATTGCCATCTCTGGCTGTGGTTCTGGTGCGAAGACCTTCTCCACGATTGATTCAAGTGCTAATCCTTTTTGACGACCCTTGATAACCTCTGCGATACGAGAGACAATCTGTGAAGGGTCTTGCCCCTGCGCTGCGAGAGCAGGTATCGCTTGTGCGTACTGGGCCACACTAACGCGAAGAGCATCACGCATTTCTTCAATATCAACACGTTGTTCCTCCTGTGTGACGTTAAGGTCCATAGGGATTTCACGACGTACATAGTCGCGTGAAACTAACTTGTCTGAACGCATCTGAAGCAATGCAATGATTGCACGTGATGGGTCCATACCGGACATAATTCCGTAGCGTACTTCTACTCCGTACTCGCCACGAATGTCTCGACCAGGTGTGTACTTAAGAACGTAAGGTGTTCCATCTTCAGAACCCTTGATAGTCTTTTGTACTCGACTAAATAACTTCTCGTCTACTTCAAAACAGAGTCCAATAAGATCGCCGAACATTCTAGCGAATTGGGCTTGAGCGGATTTGATTTGAGTATCAAAACCAGCCTGCAACTCTTGAACGCCACGACCAGTAATGACACTCGCGTTGATGTTTCCGGATCGGGATTCAGGGTAACGAGCGCCAAGCCGTAGTTCACGTTCTAGCACTCCCGACTCTGTAAAGACTCCTGGTGGTAGTTCTAAGCCTACACGACGGATGTTCTGTGGCTGAGCAGAACGCATAATTGCATCTGGTCCAAGTGCCAACTCTTGCACATCCTGTGGGATAGCGATAGGTGCTTGGATAGATTTCTCTGCGGCTTGAATCTGTAGGATAGCAAAGCGAGCACGAGCGAGCTGTACTGCCAATACGTCATCAAACTGACCACGTGCTTGTCCATCAAGGGATGGACGCATAGCAACGTGTACAAGACACTTACCTACTGGGTTAGGTGTACGTACAAGGGTAAGGTTCTGACGCTCAGGTAGGAAGATTAGGTCTTGCTCAGCGTCGTGGTAACGGACCATAGTGATATATGGGTTACCAGGCTGGTAGTTATTCTTCTTGTAAATCTGTTCTGCAAACTCTGGATACTGTGATGCCAGTGTTTCTGTGTCGGTATTCATTACCTGAGTCAAAGAGACTACGCGACCAAAGCGGTCCATCTCAGGGTAGCAACCCCAAGGGTTGAGTAGGCGCATACGTGGATTGTTAGAGTCGTAGTCCATCTCGACCATACCAATCATCATTCCGTATGTGTTGTACCAGTCGGCACCTTCATACATCTGAAGCTGTAACTCTGATACGCCAACATAGAAGTTAGCAATACGGGTACGAGTATCAGCAGCCTTACGCGCTGAGTCAGAAACCATATTAGATGCAGAGCAGTTAAATGATGGCAGTGGTGCCATTGCTTCTGCCAAGTCACGGGCTGCAACGTCAATAAAGTTTGCAACGAGCGGCTTAGGATAATCCTCGGAGAACATCGAAGGATAGACCTTAGATAGATCTCCTTGACGCACCGAAAGGACGTCGCGCATACGCTGGTCGCGTGCTGCGAATTTGGTCTGCAGGCGACCTAACTTAGCGTTAACTTCTTTTGGTGTGAGCATTGACTTCCTTAGTTAGACGAATGTTTTATTAGCTTGAGCAATCATTTCATCTATATTGATTACTACTCGCTTACGTTTCTCAGCTGATGTGAGGAACGGATTCTTGAGGTGGTGCGTTGCGTACTGGCCGTAGTTGAGCATCTCGCGTGCCCTGATCTCACAGAACCAGAGCGCCATCACCATATCGGTCTTACCCTTAGTAGTTGGCGTCCAGGTAATCAACTGCTCGATAAGAGCCTTGACGTTCTCTGTCTGATCACTCGGTAGGTGTATCAAGTTATCTCGATGGTGCTTACCATCAAACTGCTTGGTACCAAATAAGGTGGCCATAGATGCCACACCGAATCCTGAGTCCCACTTGTTAGAGCCTGTGTGGTGTTCTTTCAATAGAACGCCACGACTTGCTAGGTGCTGACGGATTCCTTCATCTTGAGTAAGGAAAGCCTGGAAAGCATTCTTCTCAATAATCCACTCACTAGGTGAGTAGAGGGAAGTCCAGTTAAGGATAATGTCACGAATCTGCTGCGGTGAAGGGCGCGTAATCTTCAAGGCATCTACGATGTATCTCTTAGAGGTAGCGCGGTCAATGGCATAACAAATAGCGGCTGTATCTCCAACAATAGCTGGGTCCATACCGCAGATAAATGTAAAACCACTTAAGTCTTTAGGATGGCCTGGATGTCCTGGCTCAAGCCTGCCGGACTTGCGCATTCCATCAATAGAGCCACGTACACATACTGGGTCAAAGGCTGCGTTCTCGGATACGTCCTGTTGCTGGTATACCAAGGCCCAGGTACTTGCATCCATAGCCTGACGTTCGTTGTAAAGGTTACGACCAGACCAGCGAGGGTATAGACCCTCTTCGTTCTGCTCGGCCTCAGTCTGTCCATCAAAGGGCATATCTGAATGTGGCCAGAGGGTAACCCACTTATCGGGGTCCTCATTTGTCTCAAGGAGCGCTGGCATCGCTAGATACTTCCAAGGGACTAGGCCACCTGGGTATCTATCTTCCTGACGTAGTTCTCGGTAGAGGTCTACTGAGGCTACACGTGTACCAATCACAATCAACTTACCAGTAGGGTTAAGACGAGATCGTACGTCCTGAGTAAGCCAGCGTATCTGCTTCTCAAACTCATTAGCGTTCTTGAGCGTTACCGCATCGTCTACAATAATCATATCGGCACGCTTGCCGTAAATCTGACCGCCGATACCGACGGCCTCTATGTTCGGGTCCTTTTCAGATGACTCACGAAGCTCATCACCAAAGGTGACGCGGGTTGCCTGCCAAGAGGCTGACTTAGAGTTAAACCCTACGCCAGCAGCATACGCACTTTGTAAGTCTTCATACATAGGATGTGTAAGGCGCTGCTTGATGGCGTAGAGAAAGTCGGCAGCTAACTGCTGCGTCTGGGAAACTATCAGTACTCGAAAGTTCGGGTTGCGGCAAACCTGCCAGGTAACGTAGTCCACAGTAATTGTGATGGACTTGGCGTGGTTTGGCGGGATGTTAATAAGAACGCGGTTTGAGGCTAGGCCTGGTTCATACTTCATAGAAGGGTGTATCCACCCTGGCTCACGACCTTCAATCACATCTACCAAGTTCTGCTGATGTGGGAAGGTGCGGCTATGTAGGAATCTTTGGCGGAACTCTGCAAAGCTCAGATCGTGTACATCTCCTGAGGTAAACAAGTAATGGCAGGTAAAGATCAGGTAAAGCAACCGCCTACGTTTGACACTGGCGAAACAGGCGGTGCTGGCTCTACAGATGACAATGTTTACAAAGTAGAAGTTGGCTTTG